ATTGACTGCTCTATTCTGAGAAAGTAGAGAGAGTGGAGCAGCAAATTTAATTTGTTCAACAGTTTCTCTTACTGTTCCACCTGATGCCGCTTTAATTGGATTTACTGCAATTGAAGTAAATCCGCCGATACTTGCAGTTGAAATAAAATTATTAGCTTGATTTGCTTCGCTCGCACTAGTAATCAAATATTCAAAATTAACAACGCCGCCGTCGGGAATTTTTTTACCTAGTACATCATCACCAAAATATACCTCATATTGCCCATTTCTTCCTTCTTGAAGAAAATATATTTGTGAATTTGAAGTAATGTTTAGAACATCTTCTGCTCGCTCATAGACTTCTGTTTGTGTATTCGAAGTTGACTGTCGTACACTTACTCTAAGTGTTGAAGTGTCTACTTTATCAGATGGTATTGTGAAAATCTGTTTCGGATTCGATGTGTAACTATTAACATAAGAGTACGCAGAAAATTGTCCTTCATATATTTTCACATTATTAAAGGTATATGTTGTCCCAACTTTTGTTGCTGAATATGCATCTAGTGTGACGAATCTATATGAAACACCATCTATTTGTGAAGACAAAAACACATACCCTCTCGGTAAGGATAGAGTTCCAGGAGTGGAATTTCCTGTTTCAACAACCACGCGAACTAATGCAATAGGAGCGGTAGCTGATCTTGGAACATATCCTAGCTTTTTAGCATGTGAGACTACAGAATTTCTTAAAATTGCACTATCTAAAAAAGATTCATTTGCCACCATATTTAAATAATATGCGTTATAGTGCGTATTATAAGCGAGAATATCTAACAGAATATTTAAACCAGAGCCTTCAAAATCATAGTCTTGAAATTCTGATTGCTGTCTTAAAAAATTTCTTAGATTTGTTTTGATTGTATCAAAATCTAAATCTGTTACTGTTAAACGGTCCGCCATGTTATCTGTCTCGTTCTAAAAAGAATTGTATTGTTACAGGATCAGACATATTCGAAATTAGAAATGTCATTCCAATTCTATAAGCGTTTTCATCATAGTTTGGAGAAACTGATATCTCTCTAATTGATACTCTCGGTTCAAAATTTTCCAATACTTGACGTATCTCTCTTTCGAGAAGTGATGAACTAATTGAATCCATAGGCTCAAATAACATTCTTTTTATATTTGAGCCAACTTCAGGTCTAAACGGTCTTTCGTAATGATTTGTCAATATCAAATTCTTCACGGAATTGATAACCGCCATCTCATCCACGTGCTTATTTACATCCTTTCTCACAGGATGTTTCGTGAATGATAAGTCTAAATCTTTGTAAGTTCTTGTTACTTTTGCGACTATCGTTGCCATGTCTTATTTATTATGTGTTTGCCGAGAGTTTATCGATATATTCTTGAGTACCAATTAAATTCTTAATCAAATATTCTTGAGTTTGCCCAACATCTTCTAGTTTATTGATTTTATCGTAATCTTGAAGTAACTCTAATCCCTCTCTATAATAAAACCAATCCGCTTCTCTTCTTCCCCCAATCAAAGTGTTTGCGACATTCAACGAATCAAAAATTGAATTTGCAACAACATGCGTAATATTAGATATGTTTCCTGTTACTGGGGATGGTGGATCACCAACATAAATCGTACCTGTTCGTACAGTATTATTTGCGGTAGCAATATGTGCGAAAATTGTATTATTGTTTGCTTGTATATCACTTCCGATAAACAAACTAGTCATACTACCCAAAGCTGGAGATGCATCTAATATTCCATCCGTAGCATTCAATAGCATTACTAAATCTTTACCTAATGCTATCGATTTATCATAATCTGGGTACTCTACGCTAATAAAACTGTCTTCATTGATATTGGCGTCAGCAGCCTGAACGCCTGAAATGTTATTCGTGTGAGATTTTAAAGCATCAATTTGAATAATCAAATTTGTAGCAACCGTTATTATATTTGCACTCTGAATCGGTATGTCATATTGATTAATTGATGTAAATACATTTTTTAAATTATAAACATTTGCTCTAAGTTGATTTGCAACATTCAAAATAGGATTTTTATAATAGTTTGTAGAAGTTGCTACATTAGAGTTTGCTAAATCTGATATTTGCCAATCTGTTAGTACAATCGGTTTTGTATTTAAAAAGTCTTTCGTTTCATCACTTAAAACGATAGCATCGCCAAATTTTGTTTTGTCGAAGTTGAAATTGAGTCTAGTTGTAAAAATATCTGCCATACTATATCATTTTTCTCAATGGGGTTGAAGATATTCCTTTTGGAACCTTATGTATGTGACTGTTAAACTGCAATCGCATCATCATCATTGTTCCTACAGCATCTTTAACTATTCCACCATTTATCAATGGTGAATTTACTGACACAGCAGCATCTACAGTTAGAGGTCTTGCTACTGGCGAACCAACTGCTAGTCCACCAGATTCGGAAACGAATCCCAGAGGGCCTGCTGTAACTTGAGTTCCGCCGTTGACTTTAGTAACGGCTGTCACCATATCACCAACTATTGATCCTGCAACCTGCAAATCACTATCAACATAAACTAAGTCACCAGCGCGAAGATTAATTGTTCCATCAGGAATTAGTGACTCTGGATTTCCTGAATTTAAAGACATTTCAGATAATGAAGTTAATGTAGTTTCGCCGACGACTGTTTGGATATAGTTCCCTCGAACTTCTTTGTAATAATCACCATCAATTCGTTCGTACTTGTCACCTTTTACGTGAACAACAGAATCGCCTTCGATTGTAATATTACAGACTCCTTTTATCAATACGTTATTTCTTCCTGCGATAATTTCATAGTTATCTTTGATAACTTTTGTTACCATATCGCCATTGGAATGCATTTCGAAGAAAGTTCCTTTTCCTTCAGTTTGAGCACCTCCATGCTGAAGACGAATTCTTTCTCTTCCTTTAGTGTCATCCATTTCAAATGAATGACCCGATAGAGTCATTTTTACATCATTGAATGGATAAACTGGCGGATTATCTACACTGGCTTCTGATTCTGGTTCAGTCCAGGAATAATCTTTTTCAGGTTTAGTTGCCATTAAATTCTGATTCCTTTTACAGAACTTGATGCAGAAGTAACTGCATTATAAGTTGCTGCGGCTGATGCTGCTGTCGCCGCAATATTTCCTGTCGTTTCAATTGCAGTATTAAATGTCGCTTTGACTTCCGCAACGGCTTGACTTACTGCGCTAATGTCTCCTCCACCAGGTGTAGAGGATTTAAATAATTCAGCAAAACTTAAAGTTAGTGACCTTCTTAATTCTGCTAAACAATCCGCTAAAAGTGCTATCACTCTTTCTGGAAGAGAAAGTATCCACTGAATCATCTGATTTACTTGTCGAATATAATTATTGATTGCTGCTAAACCAAGATTTACATCATTCAAAAATTTTCTCAATTTTTTCGCCTCACGGGCAACACTCTCCGCAATCTGTTTAAGTCTTGAAGAAACCCCATCCGGTTGAAAACCGAGAGCCGTTAATATAGCTCTAATACCATTTCGAATGAAGGTCATAAATTCACTAAACTTAACTCTAATCCATCCAGCAGCGTTTCTCATCGGTCCAGATATATCGCAAATATGGGTCACATTTTCGTTTGCAACATTAACTGCTGTGCCTGCAACTTCTCCTCGCGCTAATGGTGATGTTGTGGGTTTGCCTACTGATTTGTTATAAATGTTTGATGCTGCGACAGGCAGTTTATCTATCTGCTCTTTAGTTAATTCAGCAGAAACATCTTCTCCATTCCAAATTCCCTCTATTTTACCATAAACTACAGGAACTTGTCTATCTCTATCAGTAAAATAACCGATGACAATATCACCCAAGTTAATACGAATACCTGTGTTCCAATTCATTACCTGAGCCCAAGGCAAATGTTCAGTAGGCAATTCTGCGACATTAAAGGAATGAAATCCGAAACATCTTACACGCAGTTTTCCTTTTTTCTCGGGATCGAAAATGTCAACCACTCTTCCGATGAACCAGGTATACCAATTAAGACCAGCAAAATTAGGATCTAAATTATTTGCAATGTACATTTTATTTTCAATACGCCTCTAAAGATTCGTTTTGTTGATTCGTGCTTGTATAAACAGTGTCACGATTGTTAGAATCTGTAGCAACTTCAATTACAGTTTCGTGCTTTTGATAACTTATAATGTGTCTTGTTGCAATAATTAAATATTTACCGCTTAAAGATTTATCTTCAGTATCTTCCGAAACTGCTTTTTCTCCCCGTTTAGGAACAATGAAATTTGCAGTTAATCCGGAAGTTAAATCAAAATTTCCTGGCATTACTATACGAAGTCTTTTCGACATTAAATTTCTAAACAAGGCTTCTCTTTGAGCGAGATAATTATAGTTATCATCTGAAACATCAATTGAATATGGATCATTTTCTTTTGTCCAAGAACTAACTTGATTCAAAATACTGGTCGGTTGAAACACTACTCTCGAATCGTAAGCATTAGTAATTTTTCCAAGTTTA